ACATTCAATAATGGTGGTGCTGGTGCAGCTTCTGGAACAACATTCAACGGCGGAACAGCCAGAACAATTTCTTATAACTCAATTGGAGCTCCGTCAACTACTGGAACAAACGCTTCTGGAACTTGGTCTATCAACATCAATGGATCAGCAGCATCAGCAACTAATGCTTCAGCCGCCACCAACGCCACTTATGCAACCAATTCTGGATATCCAGGCGTTGGGTTAGACTATCAGAGCGTAACTAATGCTGCTGCGTTGCAATCAACTGGTTGGGCTTCTTATCCTCATTATAAGGTTTATTTCTGGAACACTTTGCCAGTTACACAGTCTCAGTCTTTATATATGAGAATTTATATTGCCGGCGCTTTTGGAACAAGTAATTATTATCATGAATCATTAGCTGCGTACAATAATGGTAATGGTGCATATTATGGCGGCACTTATACTTTTTGTTATTTAACATATCCAGGTTACTTTATCACCGCAGCGACAGGTGGTAGCGGTATGGCAGGAACTATTGAATTATTAGGCGCTAACGTTGCGTCTGTATATAAATCATTTAGATGGGATGTATACGGAGCAGCATATACTACTGGATTTGGACACCGAGCATTTGGTGGTGGATGGTATACGGGATCTACAGGAGCTATTACTGGTATTCAGTTATATTCTTCCTCTGGAAATATTACAGGTAACATGAGAGTTGTTGGATATAATTAATTTTAATACTAAATATATTTAAAATAAAACCATAGGGGAAAGGGAACCATGGCTAATAAAGATTTCGTAGTTAAAAATGGCTTATCTACAGGAACTAACTCAGTTTCCATAGGAACAGCTTTGACTGTATCTTCAAATGGTAATGTTGGTATTGCTAATACTACTCCTGCAAATAAATTGTCAATTGCTGGCACAGTTGCTCTTGGTAACACTAGTGTTACCGGCTGGGTAAATGCTTCTTCTGGTTTTTATGGAACTGTTCAGACAGCAACTCAAGGCACGATAGATCACAACTCCCTTTCCAATTATTCAGCAGATCGCCACATAGCTCATAGCACAATTTCAATAACTGCTGGTACAGGTTTGTCTGGCGGTGGAACGATCGACGCTAATAGAACTTTAAATGTTACCAATGTTCCAAATGCATTAACAATTAATAATGGTGGAGCAGGTTCGGCTTCCGGAACAACATTTAATGGTAGCTCTGCAGTTACCATTTCATACAATAGTATTGGAGCTCCATCAACTACTGGCACTAACGCCTCTGGTACTTGGTCTATAAGTATTAACGGTTCAGCTGCTTCGGCTACCAACGCTACTTATGCTACTAGTGCTGGTAGTGCTACTAATGCCACCTATGCAACATCGGCTGGTTCCACTTCTCAATCTCTAACTTTTGCCTCAGATGGAACTGGTGCTATTTCTGGCACTACGTTTAATGGAGGAACTGCTAGAGTTATCTCATATAACTCTATCGGAGCTCCAAAGACAGACGGAACTAATGCTTCCGGAACTTGGTCTATTAACATCAACGGTTCAGCTGCTTCGGCTACGAATGCTTCTGCCGCTACTAATGCTACTTATGCAACATCGGCCGGATCGACTTCTCAAGCAGTGACATTTAATAATGGCGGAGCAGGCGCTGCTTCTGGCACTACGTTCAACGGCGGAACAGCCAGAACAATTTCTTATAACTCAATTGGAGCTCCGTCAACTACTGGTACTAATGCTTCTGGCACTTGGTCTATTAACATCAACGGTTCAGCTGCTTCTGCCACTAACGCATCAGCTGCTACCAATGCCACCTATGCAACTTCTGCTGGTTCAGCTACTAATGCCACCTATGCAACTTCTGCTGGCACTTTCACAAGCATATCGCAAGATTCAAGATTTAATTCTATAGGTGTTGGTATGGCCGCTCAAGGTAGCTCTACCATATATGCCATGGGTGATATTGTCGGTGGTTATTCCGACGAAAGATTGAAAACTGACATTAAACCAATTGAAAATGCTCTAGAAAAAGTTATGAGTATTTCTGGAGTTAATTTTAGAAGTAATGATTTAGCATCAACTTTTGGTTATAATGAAACAAATCAAGTCGGTGTACTGGCACAAGAACTAGAAAAAGTTCTGCCACAAGTAGTTAGATTGGCACCTTTTGACGTGGAAACTGTTGACGGTGTTCAAAGATCTATCTCTGGTGAAAACTATAAAACTGTTCAATATGAAAGAATAGTTCCATTATTGATCGAAGCTATCAAACAACTAGCAAAAGAAGTTGAAGATCTAAAAAGTAAGGTCTAATTATGCCAGGAACAAAAATTAATAATTCTGGTGTTACGTTTCCAGATGGTTCTTTACAACCAACTGCACGTGGTACCAGACAGTATTTGACAACGATAACAGCTTCTAATTCTGGTTCGATACAGTATACAGGCCATACAAATACATATAATCATTATGATTATGTATTGAATAATGTAATGTGCACTAGTGGTTATTATTTGTGTTACAGATATTATGTAAGTGCAGTTTATCAATCTTCAGGATATTACACAGCAGGTTGGGTTAACAGTAATTCTAATGGGTGGGCCCCACAAGGCGGTTATACTGCATATGCAGTTATTGATAGTTATACGTATAATGTTGCTGGTGGTGGTGTTTCTGGATGTTTGACTTTGTATAATTGCCGCCAAACAACAAATGTAAAATTTTCTCTTTTTCATGCAGCTGGAAAATATTATACTGCTGGGTATTCAGCGCAGTTTGGAGGAGGAACTACTTGGTCAGGGTCTAATGCTGCAGTCGATGGAATACAATTTCTACCAACTGGAGGTTCTATAATTTCCGGATCTGTAGATATATACGGATGGAATTAATAAATGCCAACAAGTTTAAAAAGCTCTAATGTAACATTTCCTGACGGAACAACTCAGACTACAGCAAGAGGCGCTAGAACTCTTCTTACAACTTTAACCGCTTCTAGTAGTGCTTCATTGTCTTATACGGGTTTTAGTGATTCATATAACAATTATGAATTGCTTGTTTACAACATGATGTCAGCAACGTTAAATGTTGGTTTTTATATGCGATATTATTTCGACGGTGGTTTTAATTCTGGCACATATTATTCTACAGGCGTTTGGATCAATCAATACGCAACCACTGGTAGCCCACCATTTGTTCCTGCTAGTGGATATGCTGGTATTGGCGGTTCTGTTGGATATATACCATTAACTTATTCCAATTACGCTTTCAACGGTAGTAGTGCTGGTGTTAGTGGAATGATTAGATTCACAAATTGTCGTAATACTTCTTCTTCAAAGAATTATAATTTTGTTTTATCCGGAATGGATTATACGACAAATTATGCTGCACTTACTTTTGGTGGTGGAACACATAGTTCTTCTACTTCTAAACTTGATGGTTTTCAAATATATTATAGTTCAGGAAATATACAAGCCGGAACTATAAGAGTCTATGGTTGGAACTAAAATAGGAAAATAAATGGCAACTTCAGCAATCAGCAGTGGTGTAAGATATTCTGATTCAACCATACAAACAACTCAATATGGTAATAAACAATTTATAGCAGAATACACTGCATCTAATAGTGCTGCTCTTTATCCAGCGTTCAATACTTCATATAATCACTATGAATTGGTGTTTAATAATCTATTGCCTGTCACACAAAGCACTGGACTATGGTGTTATTTTTATGTTGCGGGTGCCTACAGAGGTCTTAATTATTACAGACATGTTTTGTATGGTATTTACAATAACAATAGTGGTTCTTTTGGTGGTGGTGATTATTCTTATATACCATTGTGTTATAATGGATATTTTGTGAATTATTCTAATGGTGGTGTTTCTGGTAAATTCATTATATATAATACAAGACAAACAACTCATATAAAAAATTATGAATTTTGGATTACAGGATATCTATATACCAGCGGTTATCTCGGTTATCACCATGGTGGTGGATTCTGGGATGGAACGCCTAGTGGTGTAAGCGGTATAACAAACACCATCGATGGTATGCAAATAAATGCACAGTCCGGTAATCTATCTTCAGGTTCAGTAACACTTTACGGTTTTAATTAAAGGATTATAAAATGTCAACAACAGGTTATAAAGCAAGATTTGACACTGACGCAGTAGTTCGTCTTTCTGATAATATGATTATTGGCCCAGAACATGTAGAAGAATGGGCAGATTATCAAGCTTGGCTTGCAGAAGGTAATGTAGTAGAGGACCCGGATCCTATACCATATATGCCGCCATTGACAGTTAGTATTGCATCAGCTTCTAACCCAGATTTAAATGGCGATTATCCTTATGGCACCGAGGTTCAACAGAAAATTTCTTCTATTCTTTTATATATTCAAATGAACAATGCATTCCCAGGAAACTCTAACACATTAGATTGGCCAGATTTTGGTATGAATATTCATACATTTACTAGTGTTCAACAATTTAAAGATTTTGCTAATGCAATTGTTGAGTTTTCTATTAATGCAAGTAATAAAGTGCCAGTGCCTCTTCCTATAAATATACCATAAAATAGATTAAGGGAATCAAATGACTCCGACAACAAGAGCAGAATTTACTGAAAATTGTCTTCGAAGACTAGGTAAACCAGTAATTGAAATTAATGTTGATGAAGATCAAGTTTCCGATCGCATCGACGAAGCTCTGCGTTATTTTTGGGATTATCATTTTGATGGTTCAGAAAAAACATATTATAAAAGACAAATAGATGCAACAGATATATCTAACAAATATATTGCCCTTCCTGATAATATTATTGGCGCTGTAAACATTTTTCCTCTTGGTTCTGCTCTTGGTCTTAATAATCTATTCAATATTCGTTATCAGATTGCTCTTAACGACCTTTATACTCTAACATCTGTTTCAATGGTTCCATATTATATGGCTATGAATCATGTTCAGTTTCTTGAACAAATGTTAGTAGGTCAGCAACCGCTACGATATAATCGTCATAATAATAGACTTTATATTGACATGTCTTGGGATCAGATTGCTGTTGGTAACTATTTGATTGTCGAAGCGTATCAAGTTGTAGATCCAGATGTTTGGACTAAGGCTTGGAGCGATCGTTGGTTGCTTAGATATGCAGCTTGTTTGATTAAACAACAGTGGGGAACAAACCTTAAAAAGTTTGAAGGCATGAAAATGCCTGGAGGTCTAACCTTTAACGGTCAAAAGATTTATGATGAAGCGACAGCTGAAAGAGCAGATCTAGAAAAAGAAATGATTTATTCATACAGCTTACCAGCAACTGATATGATCGGGTAATTATGGCCACTAATTTCTTTTTCAATAATTTTCAGGCTTCTCAGGAACAGCTGTTACTTGAAAATCTAATCATAGAATCTATTAAGATCTATGGCCAGGACATGTATTATCTTCCTAGAACTCTGAATAATTATGATGAAGTTTATGGCGCAGACGATTCGTCAAGTTACGAAGCTGCGTATCCTGTAGAAATGTATATCAAATCAATTGATGGGTTCTCTGGCGACGGAGAATTCCTATCAAAATTTGGTGTCGAAATACGCAATCAAGTTGTATTTTCTATTGCTCGTAGAATATTTAATGAAGAAATTGGTGAGTTTACTACTCAAGTAAGACCAAACGAAGGCGATGTTATTTGGTTTCCATTAAATCAAAGAGCGTTTGTTATTCGTTTCGTGAATAAGTATGAAATGTTTTATCAACTGGGCGCTTTACAAACATGGGAAATGACTTGTGAAGTGTTCGAATATTCTGGTGAAAGATTCAATACAGGTATACCTGAAATCGATGCTTTAGAAAAACAGAACAGTCAAAATATTCTTGATTGGACAATTGATGATGATTCTGACAATGGCCCAATATTGACTGAAGATGGTGATTACCTTATTCTTGAAAATGCAGCTGCAGGCAATGTCACAGCGGATGATAGTATGGAAATACAGGCAGAGTCCGATCAATTTATTGATTTCTCCTCTATAGACCCATTCAGTGAAGGAAATATCTAATGTTTGGCAAACCATTTTATTTCAGCCTCATTAGAAAATACGTAATTCTTATGGGCACATTGTTGAACGATATTCGCATTACAAGAACAGATGCATCAGGTAACGTCACTGCTCTGTTAAAAGTGCCAATTACATACGCAGCAAAAGATAAAATGCTTGCTCGTGTTCTTCAAGATCCTACATTAGATAAAACTAATGCTGTTCCTGCTATGCCTATGATTTCGTTTGAGATGGGTAAAATGGAATATGATGGATCTAGAAAGTTAAACACTATCGGAAGAATAGCTGTTAAAGACGCTGATGACATTAGTAAGTTTAAATATCAATATAATCCAGTACCGTACAATATAAATTTTAAAGCATATATCTATGTAAAAAATGCTGAAGATGGAACTAAAATTATAGAACAAATTCTTCCGTATTTTACTCCAGACTGGACAACTACAGTTAATCTTATTCCTGAAGTAAATGTAACAATGGATATTCCTATTGTTCTGAACAACATCAATCAGATTGATAAATACGATGGCGCATATGTTGAAAGAAGAGCTATTATTTGGGAACTAGATTTCACCCTCAAGGGTTATATCTATGGTCCGATTAAATCTTCTGGTATTATTAAGTTTATTAGAACTCAGTTTTATATACCTTCTACAAATACTGCTGCTGAAGGTAGAGGCGTAACCCCAATGATTGAAAAGGTTACTATTCAGCCAGGTTTGAACGCAAATGGTGATCCAATTACATACACCGGAAAACCAAATGCAAATACTGGCACTTTGCCATATACAGAAATTGACGCTGACGATGATTATGGGTTTATTACTCAAATTTACAACACTGATGAGATTGAATGACAGAAAAAGATGATGATCCTATTGGCAAGGCATTAGGTCTGCCGCCATTAGAATATGAAAAACAAATAGACAATATAATTGCTAAAGCTCATGATGATTCTGCTAGGAATGATTTTGAAGCTGCAAGAGCTAATTTGTATGAAGTAATTCAAACAGGTCAAGAAGCCATTGGTAAATTAACTGAGATCGCAGCAGCTTCTCAGCATCCACGTGCATTCGAAGTCTTGGCCAAACTTATGGATACAGTGGTCAACACTAATAAAGAACTGTTAGATCTTCAAACTAAAATTAGAGATATTGACGCCAAAGATAGTCCTATAAACGAAAAAGCTCAGACTATTAATAACAACTTATTTGTGGGTTCAACTGCCGAGTTACAAAAAGTTCTCAAGGATATGAAGAACAATGAATGAGTTGGTGGGTGGTTATAAGGGTAATGTTCTTCTAAAGAAAACTAATCAGAACATTGAATGGACTCCGGACCTTGTTCAGGAGTATGTAAAATGTCAGAACGATCCTGTTTATTTTACTGAAAATTATATGAAGATTATCTCGATTAACGAGGGTCTTACAAGTTTCAAGTTGTATGGTTACCAGAAAGAAATGGTGACTTCATTTAAAGACAACCGTTACACTATTGTTACTACTGCTCGACAGGCAGGTAAGTCAACAACTACCTGCGCCTTCATCCTTTGGTATATTATTTTTCACCCTGATAAGACCGTAGCCCTACTAGCCAACAAGGGCGATACGGCTCGAGAAATTCTTGGTCGTGTTCAGTTGGCTTACCAGCACTTACCTAAATGGCTCCAGCAGGGCGTTGTTGAATGGAATAAAGGTTCATTCGTTCTTGAAAATAACAGTCGTGTTTTGGCTGCTGCCACTTCTGCCAGCGCCATCCGTGGTTATACCATCAACCTTCTATTCATCGACGAAGCGGCGTTCATTGATAACTGGGACGAATTCTTCACCTCAGTTTATCCTACTATTTCATCAGGTTCAGAATCCAAGATCATTCTAGTTTCTACTCCGAACGGTTTGAACCACTTCCATGCTACTTGGGCGAACGCTGAAAAGGGGACTAACGGATATCATCCAATTCTAGTCAATTGGCAAGCAGTTCCTGGTAGAGATGAGAAGTGGAAAGCTGACACTTTAGCGGGTATGAACTTTGATCTTGAAAAGTTTGATCAGGAGTATAACTGCGAATTCCTAGGTTCATCCGGAACTCTAATTGCTGGTTGGAAGCTCAAGGAATTAGTTTCTCAGAATCCAATCTTACAAAAAGATGGTCTAACTCAGTTCAGAGCAGTAGAACCTAATCATGTTTATATGATGGTTTGTGACGTTTCTCGTGGTAAAGGATTGGACTATTCAGCCTTTCAGTTGATAGATGTTACTTCTATGCCTTATCAACAAGTGGGCGTTTATAGGAATAATGCTATCACCCCGCTAGATTATGCCGACATTATCCACCGAACCGCTAAGGCGTATAATAATGCTTCAGTTCTTGTTGAGGTTAATGACATAGGTGAACAAGTCTCAACTTCTCTCAACTATGATTTTGGGTATGAGAATGTTCTGTTTACCGAAAACGCTGGTAGGTCCGGCAAAAGAATAACTACTGGGTTTGGAGGCGGCAGCGTTGACAAGGGCATTAGAACTACCAAAATTGTAAAATCTATTGGGTGTTCTATCCTAAAACTACTGATTGAGCAAAACCAGTTGATAGTAAACGACGTAAACACCATCAGTGAATTAGGCACCTTTTCTAAAAAAGGAACTTCGTACGAAGCAGAGTCCGGTAAACACGATGACTTGGTTATGTGTCTGGTTCTGTTTGCTTGGCTCTCGGACCAGCAATATTTTAAAGACTATACTAATATCAACACTCTTATGTCACTAAGGGACAAAACCGAAGAAGATATGGAGCAAGATTTGGCTCCTTTTGGGTTTGTGGACTCTGGAAGGGACGATTTTATTGAAGAAGATTATGAAAGATTTGTCGGTGATTCTTGGATGTGGAACCAACCTCAGGACTTCTAAAAAAGCCCATTTTATAAATATAAAAAATTCATAATTGCAAGTTCTCGCAAAAGGGAGAAAAATAAATGGCTTTCCAACTATCACCTGGTGTAAATGTATCAGAAATCGATCTTACAACCGTTGTTCCTTCAGTAGCCACATCTGACGGTGCCTTTGCTGGCGTATTCCGTTGGGGTCCAATAGGTGAACGTGTTCTCATCTCAACAGAAGACGATCTTGTAAGAAGATTCGCCAAGCCAACTAATTTCAACGCTGAAACTTGGTTTACAGCTGCAAACTTTTTGGCATATTCAAATCGTCTTTATGTTTCTAGAGCAGCAAAAGTAGATGGAGCTACTCCTGGCCCTCTAACCTTTGTTCTTGCAGCAAATTCATCAGTTTCAAATAACATCTTGACTAGTGGAACTGGAGCAAATGTTGCTAATTTGGGTCTAACCGTTGGTATGTATATCAACCAGACAACTAATTCAAGCATAATTGCAGCCTCAAATGCATTTTCTATTGCTGCTATTAACACAACAGCTATTGTTCTTAACCAGAATATATTCACTACAACTACTGGTTCAATAACTGGCACAGCTAATGCAGATATCTATTTTGGTCGTCCAGATACTGCTTATACAGCTGTCGGCTTTGATGATTCTACAGGAACTCCGTTCGTAGCTAATCTAGTAAATCAGATTGTAAAAAATCGTAATGTTTATACTGATATCGATGGCAATTTTGATGCCGACGTTATTTACGTAGCAAAGTATCCAGGTTTGATGGGTAACTCTTTGAGAGTTGCTATCTGCGATAATGCAAACAGCTATCAAGCAAATATTGCATTGACTAATCGTATTGAATTTAGAATAGGTTCAAATACAGGTCTCGTTAAATTCGTTGGTAATACTTCTACTAATGCATCTATTACTACAGTTCAGAGTCAGATAGCTGCTGGCGATAGAATTTTGGCTGGTAATAGCACTATTGGTTATCAGTACCTTCAAGTTAAGAGAACTTCTGTTACAACAAATGTAACAGCCAACGTTTCAATTAGCGGAAATAATAACGTTAATACAAGTACTGATTTTATCACAGTTACTAAAAATCCGTTCTCTAATGGTGATGCCGTTGTTTATTCTAACAACGCTGGCGATGCTGTAATTGCTGGTCTTACTAATGGTACAACTTACTATGTAATTGAAGCCAATAACACATCATTCAGACTATCAACAACACCATTTGGAAACAGAGTAAATCTTGTTCAGACTAATGGAGCAAACAGTAAGTTCCTTGCCAATACTTCTACATTGAATATTGGGTTTGAGGATCCTTATAGACTACGTTCAAACTATACTTTCAATAAAATTCAAAGATTTTGGGAATTCTTTGACGTAGTTGATGGAGCTCCTGGACAGTCAGAATGGCAGCTTTTTAACGGTAACACATCAGCAAACGATGAACTTCATGTCGTTGTAGTTGATAATAACGGTGCCTTTACTGGCGTTCCTGGTCAAATCCTAGAAGTTCATCAGAAACTTTCAAGAGCCACAGACGCTAAGAACGAAGATAACTCTGTAAATTATTACAAGACAGTTGTCAACGAAGGTTCTCAGTATATTTGGTGGGCAAACGATAGAGCAACTGCTCGTTCTAATAATGCTATAAATCTAACTTCTTCAACTTCTTCAAGACCTGCAAGTGTTCAGTTCTCACTGGGCGCTGATGGTCTTTCTGAAGAAAACGCCACTATTGATATTCTTGGTGAAGCATACGATCTATTCGTTTCACCTGAAGATATCGATATTTCTCTTGTTCTTCAAGGTCGTCCAACTGGTGGAATGACTATTTCTGAAGACGAAGATGGTAACGAAGTAACTGTTTATAATCATGAATTAGCAAATTATATTATCGATAATATTTGCGATATCAGAAGAGACTGTGTCGCTCTTATCTCGCCTGATAAGAGAACTGTAGTAAACAACACAGGTAATGAGGCTGCAGATCTTGTTGCTTGGAGAAATGTAATTCATGATTCTTCATACGCAATTCTTGATTCCGGTTACAAGTATCAGTATGACCGTTATAACGACGTTTATCGTTGGATTCCTCTAAATGGTGATATTGCTGGATTGTGTGTAAGATCCGACGCTTCAAGAGAAGTTTGGTTCTCACCTGCAGGTTTCAACCGTGGTCAGATTAAGAACCTAGTTAAACTAGCATTTAATCCACGCAAGGCAGAAAGAGACACTCTTTATGTTAAGAACATAAATCCAGTTGTAACTTTCCCAGGCCAAGGAACTATCTTGTATGGCGATAAGACTCTACAGTCTAAGCCATCTGCGTTTGATCGTATCAATGTTCGTAGACTATTCATTGTTCTTGAAAAGGCAATTGCTATTTCAGCTAAATATTCACTATTCGAGTTCAATGACGCATTTACTAGAGCGCAGTTCAAGAACCTAGTAACACCATACCTACGCAATATTCAGGGTAGACGTGGTATTACTGACTTCTACGTTGTTTGTGACGATACAAATAATACGCCACAAATTATCGACAGCAATCAGTTTGTCGGTGATATCTATATTAAACCTGCGAGAAGCATTAACTTCATCCAGCTTAACTTTATTGCTGTTCCAACTGGAGTGCAGTTTACTGAAGTTATCGGAAAGTTTTAATAAATAGATAAAATCTCAAAGGAGTAAAATAGATGGCTTTCAATATTAATCAATTTAAGGCACAGGGTCTAGTTTATGGTGGAGCTAGACCCTCCCTCTTCCAAATTAATGTTGCTCCTCCAGTTGGCATTCCGTTAAATCCGGAAGCCTTCAGAAAGTTCGTTTTCACATGTCGTGCAGCCGAACTACCTGAATCAACTGTTTCTAACATCGAAATTCCTTATTTCGGTCGTAAGATTAAAGTTGCTGGAGAAAGAACTTATGCTGATTGGTCAGTAACAGTCATGAACGATGAAGATTTCTCTGTTCGTTCAATGTTCGAAGCTTGGCTAAACGGTATTAATACTGTAATTTCAAACGTTCGTGTTCCAACTGCTTCTGCCGAACAGTATAAAACACTAATTGACGTAACACAATATAGTAAGGATGGCGATGTCCTTCGTGAATATCAGCTCTGGGGCGCTTTCCCAACACAGCTAAGTGGTATTGGTCTAGGTTGGGATTCTGGTAATAATATTGAAGAGTTTACTGTAAACTTTGCTTATGATTATTGGATTCCAACAGTTGAAGACGCTTCAGTTAAAACATCAGGTAAGGTTACTACTTATCTTGCTGAAACTGAAGTTGGGCCTCAATCGGTACTATAATAAATACTTTATATTATTGAAGAGGGGAGTTAATCTCCCCTCAATACTTGGAGAAAAAATTTGGCAGAATTATTCGGCTTCGAACTCAGAAAAAAACGTCCAGACATAGAGTTACCATCATTTGCTCCTCCAAAGGACTCAGATGATGGTGCAGTAGTCGTATCAGCAGGTGGTGCTTTTGGCACTTATGTTGATCTCGATGGCACTGTTAGATCTGAAGCAGAGTTAGTAACAAAATATCGTGAGATGTCATTACAACCAGAATGTGATGCCGCTGTTGACGAAATTGTTAATGAATCTATTTCAATTGACGAAGAACATATTGTTCAAATTAATCTTGAGCAGTTAAATGTTAATGAAAATATTAAAAAGATTATTCGTGACGAATTTCAATATTGTCTAAACCTTTTAGGGTTTAACAAATATGCTTATGAAATTTATAGACGCTGGTATATTGATGGTCGTTTATATTATCATGTTATTATTGATGATAAAAATCCAGCAGCAGGTATCAAAGAAGTAAGATACGTTGATCCACGTAAGATTCGTAAAGTCCGTGAGGTCCAAAAGAAAAAGATTCAAGCCAATAATCCAGGCGATGCAGTTGTAACTAAGACAGTTAATGAATATTTCATTTTCAATGACAAAGGTTTCAACTTCGGAAATAAAGCAGTTGGTCCATCAACAACAGGACTAAAAATTGCTAAGGATTCTATTTTACACGTTGTGTCTGGTCTTACTGACAATCAAGGCACAATGGTTTTATCTTATCTACATAAAGCAATCAAGCCGCTTAATCAGTTAAGAACATTGGAAGACGCTCTAGTTATTTACCGTCTTGCTCGTGCACCAGAACGTCGTATTTGGTATATTGACGTTGGTAATCTTCCTAAGATGAAGGCAGAGCAGTATGTTCGTGACATTATGGTTAAGCATAAGAACCGTCTAATTTACGACGCACAGACTGGTGATATTCGTGACGATCGTAAGTTCATGACGATGCTTGAAGACTATTGGCTACCACGCCGTGAAGGTGGTAGAGGTACGGAGGTTACTACCCTACCAGGTGGCCAGACACTGGGACAGATGGACGACGTCCTATACTTCCAAAAGAAGTTTTTACAGGCGCTTAATGTTCCGGTGTCAAGACTTAATTCAGATGCTCT